CCTCATCCCCCACGCCACCACCAGCGTTCCCCCTGTGCTTCTCGCACTTCTCTCACGCTGGGGGTATATGGAGCGGTGCTCGCCTCCCATCCGGGAGAATTTCACCAGCGACCACGGCTCCTTCTACAAGGCTCAGTTCGACAGGCCCAACTCTACCATCATCTCTCTACAGTGGCAGGGTGACACATCGGGTACGTCTTGCGAGATTCCAGTCACCACTTGGCTCAACCTCCTGGCAGCCAAGGATCGCGCCTATTTCACAGTTTCCAACGTGAAAGGCTGGCTGTCGTCGCGCATCGAGTCTTACGAAATCGAAAATCTCACCAGCGACCAGCAGGAGCTCCTGTCTATCGCCATCCTTGCCAAGCACCAGCCCCTCGCCTACCGCGTGTCCACCCTTTTCGGCCGGCGCGCCCACATCATGGTGAGCGAGACGCCCGACCAGCCCGTCCCCGGCACGCACTCCATGCCCCCCGTTACTGGTGGGGCTGAGCGCCCTGTCCTGGATGAGGAGGCGGCGCGGCGGGCTGTTGCAGAGCGCATCGACAAATTCGCTAACACCAAGACCCCCCCGCCCGAGTACGAGGGGTGGGCCCGCGAGTTCGTCAATCTGTTCGTCGGCCCTTTCGAGGGGCGCTTAGCGCCCCTAGAGATCGCCGAGGTTAAGGAGGCGCAGGACGGCAAGCTCCAGAAGGTTCGCAACACCCGCTGGGACAACGAGAAATTCGACGTGGACGACAACATCACCGTCAAAGGATCGCTCAAGAAAGAGACTCTCAACACAGGCAAGGCGCCGCGCTGGACATTTACAATGCCGACGTCCCTGTCTGTCCTCAGCGGAGCTTTTTCGAAAGCATGGACCAAGTGCTTCTACGCTGCCACTCACGTGGAGCACCTTTGGAGCCCTGGGAACAATCAAGAGAAAACCACCGTGCAGCTCATGACCTTCTACGCCGCCAACCCTGGGCGTAAGAAGCGGGGAACCGACTTTTCTGGCTGGGACATGTCTCAGTCGGAATGGGTCGCTACCCATGTCACCAACCCCATCTTTGTCACACCCTTTCAGTCTCGCTACTCCAAATTCGCCGAACGTTTCACCACAATTAAGAACGAGGCAATGATGGAGATGGCATACATAAACAAAGAGACCAAAAGCCTCATCTCACGCCTCGTAGCCAAGGGACGCCGCTTGTCCGGCGCCGACGACACGACCAACAGCAACACCGTTGCGAACGCTTTCACCGACTACTGCGCCCTCCGCAAGGAGGGCTTTGAGCCGGCTCGCGCGTTCCGCATGATTGGTCCTAAGTACGGCGACGACTCCATCACGGTAGCCCTGCCAGCTCACGTCGAGCAGGTCGCGGCCGACCTCGGCTACAGCATGAAGTGGGAGGAGTGTGCCATCGGGGAAGAGTTCTGCGACGCGATTAAGTACCTTGGGAGGATTTACCCCAAACCCGGCGAATTCGCTCTGTCTTTCCCGGACCCCATCAAGTTCATCCGCAACTGGACATTGGTCCCGGCTTCAAACCCGGACGCCATGTACCATAAGTGGGTTGGCTGGATGGTGTCCGACGGAGAGGCTCCCGGGATTATAGGGGATCTGCTGAAGACAACAGCACGCGTCTTGAAGTTTGCCCTCCACGGAGCGTGGAGAAGTGGCAGAAGGCTAATCAAAACA